TGCCGGGGCTTGAGCCGTAAATGTCTTCGCCCAACACATCCCAGCGCGGCGCAAAGAACGGCTTGTCGTCATAACCCTTCTCGCTCAGGAACTTGCCGTAGTCGCTGCAGCCCTCTTCCCAGTAGCAGCTCGACCACGCCTTGTTCTTCGTGTCGATCTTGCCGTACACACGGTCGGTGTTCGGACACACCATGTGCGCCACGTCGTGCGTCTGCTCGTAGCGCCGCGAGTTGTAAGCCTGAGCTATGTTGTCCGATACGTTGGAAATGCCGAACTTGTCCACGATCTGGCGGACCGTCATCTTCAGGCGGCGGTAGAGCGTGTCCACCTCGCGCCGATGGTCCGTTGCCAGCCAGTACGTGCCAACGGTCAGCGGATAGAAACGGATGATTTCCTTGTCGTCGTCCTCACACCAGATGACCGACGTGCCGTAGTCTCCCAGTTCGCGGTAGCTGTTAGGCAACGCGTTGTAGAGGTTGGAGCGGGCCAGCGTGTCACGCATGCGGTTCTCGACCACATACAGCCACTCCTTGACCGCAGCGACTTCCATCAGGCCCGGATCAAGCGTCAGCAGGCGAAACCACGGTTTGGCGGGATTGGTCAGGCCGGATGACATACCGGCAGCCAGCACCTTGCTAGCCTGCGTCGGCGCGCCATTGATGATTCGCTGCGACTTCTTCTGCCCGCGATTGGACTCGGCCAAGCACCACTGGCCGGAGCGTGGCGAGATGTACTGCTGGATCTCGCGCCAGTGAGGCTCCCATGTGGAACGGTCCGAGCGCATCGCTTCCGCACGCTTCTTGTACCGCTGCAGCTTCGTTTCCTGCGGCGGCATCGCGACGGCTGGCTTGCTCATCGGTTAGCCGCCAATCAGGGTTTTGTTCGAAGAGGTAGGCTGCGTGGGCGCACCGCTACCGCCCGTCAGAATGGTGGACTGCTGGCCCGCAATAGCCTGCAGGCGCCGTTTCTCTTTCGCCGAGTCCATCAGGGATTGGTCACTGATCGACTGCGATGGCTGAATCACCGGAGTGATCGCCGCTGTTTTCGGGGCACTCGGCCCACCGCCAAAGCACATCAGCCTAACCTCGCGTAAGGGTCGTAGTCTTGATTCATGGATTTCGTTGCGTTGTGACCCTTGCCTCGTGCGGCCACGGGGAAGGCAAACGACAGCATCAGGCAGTCGCCTTTGTTGGGTGACGGAAGCCCGCGCTTCTTCATGTCTTTCTTGGATTCGAGCTGAATCTTTCCGTCCAGCCTCGCCACGGTTTCCGGCCCTATCAGGTCGTCGCGCAGTTCCTGGTTGGCCGGGATAGCACCGCCAGCCTTGAGCCAGTCGCGCCCCAGCTTCCACATCTCGGCGCGCTTGTTGAGGCAGCCCGGGTCAGAGCTTTCACCCGAGAACCACACCAGCATCCATGAGCGGCCCATGGTCTGGCCTGCCGATACGATACCGGTGCCGTAACCAGCATCGACAAACACCGCGTCGGCGTTATGTTCGTCCTCAAGGTTGGCGATGATGTTCGCCATTTGAACGTCGTTGTCGTTCTTGGGGATGGTGCGCAGCAGCTTGAATGACAGCCCTTGCCGCAAACCGATCTCTAGCGCATCATCGCCCTCCCATGCCGGGTCGCACGTGAGGATCTTGGCCGCGAAGTCGTATTGATCGCTGCGCAGGTGCTTGCCGAAAGCGGCGTCTACGTCCGTCTCAGAAATGAACTGCTTGGCCGACATACTGGGAAAGATGCCGCGCACACGGACCTTGACGAAATCGGAGTCTTCGCCGTAGTCATCCACCCACTGCTGAATCTGTTCCTTATTCGTGTCCTCGACGGTGCGGCTGTCGATCTGGCGCCCGTTCCAGCGGTGTTTCAGCTTGCGGAAGCACTCACGGAACCTCCCGGTGGCTCGTGTCGGGTTGCCGAATACCAGCCAGAGAATCTCCGTGTTGGCGTCAGTCAGCGCGCCCTCGGCAACCTCCCACACCTTGTCGCCAATGGCCGATGCCTCATCGAACACCAGCAGAATCCGCTTTCCCTCGTTGTGCAGGCCGGCGAACGCCTCGGTGTTGGACTCGGACCACGGAACCGCATCAATGCGCCAATTCTTGTCATGGCCCGGCGCCTTGGAGATCAGCGCCGTAGCAGTGTGTGTAGCCCAGTCCCGCGTAAGGGACATTTCATGCCACTTAGCCACCTCGGGCCACGTCTTGGTGCGTAGCTGGTTCTCGGTGTTGGCTGTGATGACGCCGCGCGTATCTTCCCGCGTGTCGAAAGCCCACTTGACGATGATTGACACATACGCCGTCTTGCCGATGCCGTGCCCGGAAGCCACCGCATCCTGTATGACGGCCCACTGATCCTCGGCGGCACACTGGCGAAGGGCCTGTCCCAGCTTATCCAGACCCTCGCGCTGCCATGTACGCAGCTTGCGACCCTCTAGCGGCGTCCCTTTGACGCCCCACGGGAAGTTGTAAAGCGCATAACCCAGCGGATCGTGTGTAAACCCAGCAATGTCCTCGACAAGCTGGGAGTTATCGGTTGGCTGCACGCTCACGAGCTGCTTTCATCTGATCCGCCAAGTTGTCCGCCAGATCGTGGACAAGTCCAATCCGTTCGCCCCACCGTTTGGGGTCCCACTTGGCAAGCAGCTTCATGCGCGTCTCGATGCGTAGCTTCCGGTGCCCAAGCATGTCGCCGTGTCGCGTTTCGATCGAATCACCACGCTCGGTCGTCTCCACGCCTTCTTCCGGCGTGTCAGCAATTTCAAGGCATTGCGCAGCCAAAACATCGAATCCTTCCTCGCGTGCGCGCGCGATGGCTGCGGAAACCTCGGGCATGCTCTCCATCCAGTCCTTGACGGTGCGATAGGCTGGCATCCCCTCATCGCGGCAGATAACTGCCATCGGCTCGCCATTACTTAACCGCTCAGCTATGACCTCGATCAACTCTGGCGTATAGAGGCTTGGGCGTCCCATAGGTAATCCGTGAATCAATTGAGCCGCTTGCTAGCTGGCTCATCCAGACCGTTGGCCGCAGCCCGTAGCAGCGCAGCCATGAATACCCTGTCCCCGTCCGGACAGATGATGCTTACCGCAGTGCCGCGCGTTCGGATCAGCAGCGCCATGGTGTTTTGCTTCACATAGCAGCGGATCAGGTCGGCCGCCGCCTGATCGGTCAGCTCGTCGTCAGTCACGATCTTGCGGCACCGTCGGCTCAATCGGCTCGGGACTCTCGCGCAGCCAGATCAGCGCACCGAGCGAGATGAGGCCGGCAAGGAAGATCAGCGCGGCGATGATGCGCAAGATGATCATTACTGTACCCTGTCGTTTCGTGAAAGTGCTTGACTTGTGACTAGTCACGCTCTAACCTAGCTACACAGTCACCGAATGGAGCAAGCCGCCATGTTCACCCGCAACGATGCTCGCGAAGAAAAAATCCTCGCCACCCTCAATCGCGAGCACGCATCAGCAGTCCGCGAGGCTAAGGCCAAGGTCCGCCACTGGGAGCGCAAGGTGGAGCAGTTTGGCGGCGAGATTCACCGCGAAACCCTTGCCCGGATGCGCGCCAACCTTGAGGCGCTCAAGTGAGCCAGTCCGACCGCCAAGCCCGCAGCCGCAAGGCGCGGGCCGAGGCGGGCGGCAAGCAAGTAGCTGTCATGCTCACGCCAGCCGGCGCAGCGGCCCTATCGAAGCTGCTAGACGCCCGCTATGCCCTCACCACGCAGGAATGCATAGACCGCGCGCTGATTGCGGCGGCTCGATACGCTTAGCGGATTACCCCCTCCCTGCGCAGCTCGGCCAGACACTCGTCCTCACTGACGCGCTTAGCCACTTCGCCCTGATAGATGCCCATCATTTGCAGCGCCCATACGTCCATCCCGGACAGTTCGGGGATCTCAGGTATCTGTGCAGCCTTGGACCGTTCGCAATCAACCAGCGGCGGCGTTGGCGCGGTCACGGGCCTTTTCAAGCTGTGCGCGCACCCCGTCAGGCCGGATGCAAGTAACAGGGTGATCGCGGTAGATAACCCGAACCTTTTGCACGCTGTCATGGGTTTCCGCCTCGATCTTCGGTAGCGCCTGGTCCAGCGTGGCGCGCGATGCATCTCCGATCTGCTGGGCAAGGATGTCGCGGGCTGTGGCGTAGGCTTGCGCCTCGTCCTGTGCCTTGGTGATCGCGGCTTGCTGACTAGCTACGCCTGCCTCGTACCGCGTATGGCCGTAGTACCAGACGCCAGCGAGGATCAGTGCGAGGGCGATGGCGTAGGCGTAGGCGTAGATGCGGGTCATCGCGTTGCCTCAGCCCACTGTGTCGCCGTGAACGCCAGCGTGAAGCTCCCCATCATGGTCAACTGCCCGCGCGGGTCGTCCAGCGTATATATAAAGCTGACAACGCCGATCAGGTGACCGGAATCGTCGAAGATCCCGGCCCCGGAGTCGCCGAACCACCCTCGAATGTCGTATAGCTCGACCAGCCTGCCGTCCATGTCCTCGACGCCAGCAACGTAGCCGTGGCGATACAGTTCGGTCAGGTCGCCGGGGTTGCCCAGAATGAGCACGCTCGCGCCCAGATCGGGCATGTCTGCAACGCTGGCCCAGACTGGAAAGCTGCGGTCAACGATGACAATCGTGTGATCGTTGCCATCGTCCAGCTGTTGCAGAATACGCAGCGGTTGTTGCCACAATCGCAACGTCTCGCCGAAGCTGAAACAGTGCGTAGCACTCAGTACCGCATGAGGCCCGACAATCGTGCCACTGCATGACCCGTTGGAGAATTGCAGATGGACAGCGGTCTCGCGCGCTACGTCCACATGGCTACATGCCGCCAGCCCTACACATAGCAGGGCGGCGAGGATGCGCATGGGTCAGCTATCCGTGGGCTTCTTGGCTACAGCGGAGTCCGCGACGTTCGAGCCGAAGTAGAGGCCGAGCGTCCATGTCGTAAAGCTCACCCATTGCTCAGACGTGAGCATATGGGCGATCAGCAGACCTAGGCCAGCGAGGAATGCGGCGCAGGCAAGCTTGAATTTTGAGTGGAGGAACCAGCCGTTCATGGCTTCACACACAGCGCGTATTCGCCCTGCCTGCGCGTCACCAAGCCCTTGAGCTGCCGCCCGCCGCTGTATGTCCATTTCAGCAACTCGCCGCACCACACGGCTGGCGGCTGGCCCCCGTTAAGCTTGCGGATCAGCGAGGAATGGCAGGCTGCGGTCACGCCCACGTTCCACTCCCAAGATGCCAGCGCGGCGGCTTGGTTGATCGTGATAGGCCGCTTGATACACGGCTCGACCTTGCCCCACTCGACGGCTAGGCGCTTGTCCAGTCGCGCAAGGCACTGCTCCATCGTGAGCTGCATGCCCCACTTCACGTCTTTGCCGGTCTCGCCAGCGCAGACGGTCGCCACGCCGTTTATGTCGACGTAGGTGTGCGGGACGTTGCCCTCATAGTGGACGATCAGCGGGGCGGCAACCATCAGCAAGGCGCCCAGCGCAATGCCGGATTTACCCTTAGATACCGCTGGCATCGTCAGGCCAATCTTCGTCCGACTTCCGTTTCGCCTCGCGCCGCCACTTCCAGATCAGATAGGCGCATTGCAGCACCAGAAGTAAGCCGGTAAGCGCCCAGATAACCTCTTGCGGCCCCCATCCACTAGCCGAGATACCTACAACGGCGGCAGTAGGAATACCCCTGAGCGCGGCGTTGTGAATTTCGTCTGTGACTGTCTGCGGGATTTGCATTGGCATTTCCTGGTTACGGCTGCCAACGCAAGCCGGGTGGAATTACTTGATGGGCGTCAGCGTTGCGGACTTGCGCGGTATCGGGCTATCGGTGGCTGTCAAGAGGTCGCGCACCATCACGTCACCGGATCCGGGGATGCCGGCCCACAGGTCGCCTTCGTAAAAGTAGAGGTAGGCCGCGCCGATCCTTGTGCAAAGCGCAGGGCCGTCAGGAATCCACGCCTCGCCGTCCCGGATGAACACTTCCGGGTTGTCGGCTTCGTCGGTCATGGCTGGCTCGTTGGATAGGTTTGCGATGACCGGGCGGTGCCGGCTGCTGGCGGCTAACCCGCTACGCGTTTGGTTGTCATCGCGCGCGGGCCGTTAAGCCAGCGGTATGTGCCTGCGTGTCCATCCACGCCGCATCGCAAATTAACTTGGCACTAAAGCGCCAAAACTCAATTTAATTGGGGAAACGGGCTGGCCTTGCCCTGCTGCATCCGGGTTTCGAGGTTGCGGCGCGTAACGGGCCTCCCGACCTCACCACGTCAGCTAAACGTGATCGGATTTGATGCAGTCCCCAAAAGTGGCGCCGGCCCGCACGGATAACCCGTGCCGTACTTGCGTCCCGCGCTACTCAAGGGCAACGGGAGCCGGCAAAGTTGAATCGACGGAACGGCCGCAGTCCGCAACCTTCTCAGCCAGAGCTATCGTCCTCAGCTGCCGTCGAATGTGTTACCGCTCGGGATAATCCGGCGCTGGCGTGATGCTGCGCTGCGTGATTGTCACGTGCGGGAATGTGAATCGCCGCCCTGTTCGAGCTTGCCGGCCTTGCGAGGCTTCGGGAGATTTCGGTAGAGGCCGGGCGGCGAAACGGTGAGGCATTTCTGCCCATGAAATCAGGCTATACCCGGTTTTTGCGGTTTCGGATGAAAGCCGAAAATATATTTTGTGCGCCCCATCCGGTTGTCTCGCTCCACGCAGCCAAGCTGAAAGTGCAGCTCGTTGACGTAGTGCCGGAATCCCTGAGCCATAGCGCCGCATACCACGTTGCGCGTGCGCTTGTAGGTCTTGTCATCCACGCCAAGCTCCACGGAACGCGCATAGGCGGATTCGGGATAAGCGCCGCAGGCAAGGCAGTGCAGCGCGTCTAGGCCAGCCTGTGCGATCCAGTCATTGCGACGTGCCTCCCGGCCAACCACGCAACGGCCATTTAGCTTGCGTGACCGGGTGTAATACCGGGCCAGTCCGATCACCCATGCCGCCAACGTGCGGTCGAAGATGTTGTCGTCGCGGAATATCCGGCTGTAGAGCTGCCAGCCAGGGAAGCCAGCGTCAAACATCTTCGCGGCACGATTCGCGGCGTCAATGCAGTCGTCAGACAGCCATAGCGTGGCGAACTTCTGCCCCGGCTCAAGCTCGCGGATGAACCAATCGCCTGTGGATTGCGGGATGGCGGCGGCGTTCATGCGAGGTGACTCCAATCCCGTCCGGGATGCCGCTTGTTCATGTATTCGATCAATTCCTCGCCCGCGTATTCCTGACAGAGCCAGTCAAGATCAAGGAACATTGGGGCCATGTTTCCGTCTCGAACGTCATGCAAGACCGCCACGCCTCGCCATTCGTTGGCTGCTTGCGGGCCTCGGTAGGACTCGGCGCCGAGATAGCAGCTACCAACTACAAGGCCGTGCAGCGTTCGTCCATTCGGAAGCGGCCTGTCGCTATACCGTTTCCCCTGCTCGTGCCCCTGCACAAACGAGAACCCAAGCTTGTTTAGCCGGTTGTCGATAGTTCCGCCGATGGGACGCGGGCTATGCGATGACTGCCAGAAGTGCGCATACCAGACGCCGTCAATCTCAACTGGTTCAAGAAACTTGTACCGCTCGAATCCGAAGCGCTCCACGTTGCATAGGTGGCTACCCACAACACCCTCAAGCGTGGCGTCATTGGCGGCTACACGGTCTGCGCGGTCTTCATGATTACCGGTGGTGAACACCATGCGCGGCTTCCATCCCTTCTCCTTGTTGCGCTTGAGTCGGGCAATCTCGGCGTGGATTGGGGCGGTGAGTCGCTCCATCGCCTTGTCTCCGGCCGCAATGTCAGCCTTGAGCCGCTTGTTCTCCTTCTCAAGCCCACCCGGCATGCTGTGCCGCGATAGGCTGGGGAGGTCGTAGAAGTCGCCAATACAGACGATCACATGAGGCTTGCGCCGCACGATGTCCTTAGCGATCCAGTCCAGGTGGTCCGTTACGTCGCCTGGGCGGACTTGGCAGTCGGGGATGACGTAGTGCCGGCGCTTGGCGATCACAGCTGATCCTCCGGCCCGTTAAGTCGTTCGTCGTGATCCCGCAGCGCTTCGGCATGCATCACATGGCGAGGCTCGACGTCGCCGAAACCGCGCAGTTCCTCGGCGCTCAGCACGTTGCGTCGCCTGCTAGTCTCGGCTTGTGCAGCGGCTCTAGCCACGTTCGGACCGAAGCCGGCGAGGTAGGCGGATTCGGCGGGGAGGCCGTCGTCGTACATCCCGAGTCGCTGGGCCTCGGCGGCCAGTTCGGCAAGTCCTGCCTTGGCGTCCGGAGCCTCGAATAACCCTTTTGGTCGGTCATCGCCTTCGGGGTAGGTGCGCGCGAAGGTGGCCAGCATCACGATGTTGCACATGAAATGGCCGCGATGAAAATAGCCACTCTCGTGGTCGCATAGCTCGCCGCCCATCATCGCGAACAAATGCCGTACGGCGCAGCCAAGCGGAACAGACCACGGCATGCCCTTGGCCCAATTCCACTCAGCGTACTTCTTGCGGCCGTATCCGAATACTTCGGCGCACTCGACCCAAGCCTCATCCAGCTCTGGATCGCCGCAAGCGAGGGAAAGGCAGCGGGCCGCGCGCCACAACTCAGCCGTGGTTCCGCCAGCCTGCCAACGCCCAAGCGCATCAAGGCACGCCGCGTGGTAGCCGCCATTCCTGTCACTAGCCCGGAGGCTGTCCGCTATCAGAGATAGTGGAATCAACTCCATAGGAGGCTTGCCATCGTTGTAGCGCGCACCCGAGCCGCGAGCAGTGCTGTTCACGTCGCCGATGCTCATGACTTCACCTCGTTACCGAAGCGGAGCCCGTTAAACCAGCGCCGCAACACGTATTGCCGCACTAGCGATATGCCGGTGAACACGACGCCGATGCCGAACGCTTTGCTCGCGTTCAAGCTGGTAAAGCCGAAGTGCGGCAGAATCAGGAGATTCGCGCAGAAGTTGATGGAGAAGCCGACGAAGATGTTCGCCCAGCTTTCGATGAATGAGCCGAACTTTGTCTGTGCCATCACGCCACCCCGCGCAGTTGCTTGACGCGGGCGCGATGGTCGCCCTTGACCGCCGCAACGATAGAGGCGGCAGCCTCGCGAAGTTTCTTGCTCGTGTTGGCATCGCGAACATGGATCGCCAGTGCCGTCAGGTCATTGGCGTGCTTGACGCGGCGCTGAAACTTCTTAGTCCAGCCGAAACAAACGGTTCGCTTTTTCATGCCGCCACTCCGAAGGCAACGCAAAGCCGAGCCTTGAAGTACGCAAGCAGCGATTCCGGTGTTCGTTCGGCGTCAGTGTTCAGCCACTCGCCGTACCACTGCTGAAACTCGTCCTGCCGGTCTGCAATCGTTCGATCTGCCATCGCACCAATCCTCTTGGGAGTGGTGCCAGTTAAGCCGCCTTCGTGTCCAGTATGTAGGGGGAAAACTTGGACAGCACATCATGGACATGTGACTTGCTGCATCCAACTGCGCGGGCGATCTTTCTAATGCTCGCTCCACCCTCGCGCATGTCGTGGATGCGCGACTCATCCACCTGCATGGACTGACGCAGTTTCGGCACGTACAGGTATTCGCCACCAGCAAGCGCTGCGAGCGCAGCAAGGTATTCGGCGCGCTCATCATCTGTCGGGGGGCGGCCAATCGTTTTGGCGAGCGCCATAATCAGCACGGCGCGGCTCATGGCTATACTCCTTCCGGCTGGAAGCGCATGTGATAACCGCTAACTGCTGCCGCCACATCCGCGAGCGAGTCAACTATTGCAGCGGCTGTACTCGCGGTAAGCGCTCCGACGCTCACCCACTCGCCGTGAATTGAGTCGCCAGACAGGTGGGCGAGTAATGCGGACTCAACACCCATTGCACTGGTCCGTGTTGGATACAGGGCAGTGAAAGTCCACAGGATGGGCAATGGGTTGCCTGTACGAATGCTGGCAAGCCGTGATTTAACGTTCTTAGCCACGCCAACCTTCAGATGTGTTGCCCTGCCGTTAGACCCATAGAACGCGAGATAGACGAACGTTGGCTTGGCGGAAACGCCGGCATAGAACCTTCAGCGCGTCGTCGCGCAGCGAGTCAACGTAACCAGGCGGAAACGGCAATTCGCGTAACTGGTCCATGATTTCAAAAACCTTCACGATGGAGCCAGTTTGATATTTCCCGCTCACGCGAACGATGTTCTTTGCGATCTGGTTGAAGTCAATTAATTCTGCGGATGTGTTCATCACTTCCCCATGGTTATCAGTGAAATAGCTTCGTCAATGTCTTTCACCACGTGCACGGGCACACCATGCGCCGCTGCTCTCGTGTGGAACTCCACCTGTGCTGGCGTGAGTTTGCGCGCGCTAGGCGGCTTGCTGCCGTCCTTCACTTCGACGTACATCACTCGGCCACGGTGGAGCACATTAAGATCGGGATAGCCTTCGCCGACGCGGGAACAGTCGATCACCCATGCGCCACACTGCGTTAGCGCCTGCGATACTTCGCGCTGGTTGCGGTCAACCTTCGCGACTCGGCGCATTAGAGGACGTGCCTCCATGTCTGATAGCTAAGAACCTTTTCAACGGTTCCTACGGCGACGCCAAGCTCGTCTGCCAGCGCGCGAACGCCATACTTGGCGTTCAGTTCCGCGATCTTCTGGTTCTTCCACCTGTGACGGAAACGAATCTCGCGAACGATATCCGGCGTCAGCCTCGCCTGGGGTAGTTCGTTACCGCGCAGGCACTTCCCATACATCGACTTCAATTCGATATCCTCACTTCACGTTTAGAACAAGTTGCCCGGCGTCGATCAGACGGCTATGCGTCAGCACGATGGCGCGGTCCATCTGCGCGCGTCGTTCTGCGCGGTCCAGGTCAGGGCCGTTGTCGATGACGTGGTGGCAGTCGGGACAGAGCGCGGCAGTCATGTACGCGGCGGACTTCTGGCCCATGCCGCGACCTTCGTTGCGGTGAGCTACTTGCACGCCATAGCGGCCGCATAGGCTGCACGTTTCCAGGCTGGCAACGGCGGAGAACCAGCGTTTATCTGCGGTGGTGGTCATGCCGCATTCCTCCAATAAAACGGGTCTGGGTCCGGCACGTACACGCCCACCGTTTCGGCGCTGCGCTGCTGGATGAATCCGTAGAACTCGGCGAACTCAGCCGTGGTCAGCTTCGAACTGCGACGCTTCGGCACACGGCGGACTTGCCCCATGACCTGGATTGTTTCCCAGCCGCCCCACTCGCCCAAAAAGAACGTGTGCAAGTCCTCGGCGTCGTTCCCGGTGGCATCGCTCAGGGTCTTGTACGCAACACCCCACAGAGCCGCGTTTTGGTCTTGGCTGCGACGCTTGCGGTACTCACACACCTCGACGCGCAGCTCCTTTCCGGGCAGTGCTGACATGACGAAGGCGCGCAGGTTGTCGGCGATGCGTTCGCGGTCGAGTTTCGGAACGACGAAAGTTTGCGTGGTCATACCGGCCACCCGCATGCCAGATACAACGACTGCCGTGCTGGCGTCGCCGTAGCTCGCGCATGAAACGCCAACGCCTTCTTGCGCCAGTACGCACGCTTGCAACCCTTGCGGTCGTATCGACCCTTGTCCTCTACACTGGATTCGCAGAGCATGCGGGCGAGGGATTCGAGGCGGTCAAATTCGGTAGTCATGCTGCATTCCTCAATGCGCGGATGCGTGAGCGTTGCGATTCGTCCAGGTGCTTCCAGACCGCCGCCCGGTAGTCATTGGGCATGCGCGACCAGTCGCCGGTTACCTTGGCATCGGGATCTGACTCGATCCGTCGTGCCATATTCGGCGCGACATGAGCCAGCCACGCGGTGCGGTCGATTGCATACAGGGCCATTTCATCCATCACCGCATCCCCCGGCTTTTGTGCTCGCGCTGCGGTTCTTCGGGCCATGCGTCGGTCCAGTCGCCCATGCGCATCAGGCTGAATTCGTTTTTCAGCAGGATCGTTTCGCCAAGTCGGATGTTTCGACCCTTTGCCGGAATGACCTCGACCACGCCTTTCATGTGCGTGTTCTTGTCGTAGTAGTCTTCGCGGTGCAGGAACAGGACCACGTCGGCTTTCTGCTCGATTTCGCCTGACTCTCGAAGATCCGTGAGCGTCGGGCGCTTTTCGGAGCGGTTCGCATTGCCGCGATTGAGCTGCGCCAGAACAATCACCGGGCACTTAAACTCTTTCGCCATGACCTTCGCGCCCTGCACGATCTGGCCGTAATCGAAGCGGGCCTGTTTCGGGTCAATCGCCATGTCATGCATGTGATCGACCACGATCAACCGAAGCGGCTTTTGCATGTGCGCGCGACGGGCGCGGGCCATGAGCTGCACAATGGAAATCGACGGCGTTTCGTCGATCAGCAACGGCGCGTCGATGATGGTTTGCGTAGCAGCTGTCAGGCGCGACCAGTAGAAGTCGGCGTCCATGTCCTGGTCGTTCGGACTTTCCACCCAATCGTGCGGGATTCCACCGATGCAGGCCACGCCGCGCGCCATGTACTCGTCCGCACTCATCTCGACGCCGAACAACGCCGTGTTGTTGCCGTTGATCGCGTTGTTTAGTACCACCTGCAACGCGAGGATGGATTTACCCATCGAAGGCCGGCTGGCGACGATATACACCACGCCATCACGCAGCCCCTTGGTGCAGCGGTTCAGTTCCTGCCACGGCCACGGCTGGCCCAGCAGAGACGGCCCGCGCTGATAGCGCTCCATCAACTCCGACTGCATGCGCTTCATGCCAATCTTCGCCGGCTCAAGGCCACCGCGCATCTTGCTGGCGTGCATCTGTGCCAGTTCATGGGTCGCCGTGCCGATGACCTGTTCCGCCTCGGCTCCGCGCTTCCATGCGGACTCGACAAGGTTTGTTCCGGCCGTGATCGCCGCGCGAAGTCGGGATTTCTCCGACACAATCTCCGCATACGCGACGATGTTCGCGGCGCTGGCGGTTGCGTTGTTCAAGTCGAACAGGTAGCCCGTTCCGCCGATCAGTTCCGACAGCCCGTTGGCGTCGAACCAATCCATCATGGTCACGGTATCGACGGGCGATCCGCGCCCGATCAATGCCGTGACGGCGCGGTAGATCAGCCGATGGTCGGCGCGGTAGAAGTCCCCCTCGGTCAGCCAGTCGGAAATCTTCGCCAGCGATTCCGGCGATAGCATCAGCGCGCCAAGCACAGCCTGCTCGGCGGTGATGTCGTGCGGCGGGATGCGCAAGGTTTCGATGCTGGCCGGGGTGCGGTCGATGTCGATCTGCGCGTTCATGCCTGCGCCTCCATCGCCCGTTTCGCCTGCTCGCCGGCCGGACTCAGCCGCCAGCCGCCGTCATCGGTCGGCCACCAGTATTTCGGCCAGCCGTTGCGCACGGCGTTGCGGAAGTGAGCACGCCAATCTTTCTGGCGCTTGCCGATCATCGACTGCTTGAACCAAGCCCATGCCAGATGAACGTATTCGTGCGGGAGGTGGATTGAGTCGGCGTACGCGAAGATGGGGTCATCCACAGCAATCGCGTCTTGGTCGGCTGGCAGCGAGTCGATCCATGTTTGCAGTTCGACGCCGCTCGCGATTTTTGGCTTTGAAGGTTTGACAGGAACGGCCGCAGGAACTGCGGGCGGTATCTCTTCTCCTTTCCCTTCCCTTCCCTTCCCTTCCAACAACGAATCCTCGCGAATCCTCGCGAGACATTCCGCTGGCTCGGGGAATTGCGGCTTGCTTGGCTTGTCAATCTTCTGGTGTTTCAACCAGTTATTGATGAACAGGAACGTTGATCCATCCGCCTCGTATCGTGTAATGCACGACTCCCGCTCCAACTCGTCCAGCCAGCCGTCGATAAGCCCCGGAGCGTCGTCGTCGTATGGGAAAAGAAGGCTCGCGAGCATTCGCGAGGCTGCGCGAGTCCTACCGTGGTCGTCGCAAATCGGCCAGAGCATAACGAACAGAAGACGGGCATCACGCGACACGCGGCCCATGCTTTCTGACTGCGGGAACTCGGGCTTGATGGACCGGATGCGCGCCATTACCGAACCCCCATCTTCTGTTCCATCGCCACTACCTCAGCCCGTGGGCGGCTCAAGATCAGCGCGCACAGGCGGTTCCAGGCATGCATCGCGGCATCCCTATTGCCTGCGTCCATGGCACGCACGTAGACGCGTCCAGCGACGCGCATAGCGGCACGGAGGAATAGGTCGCTCATGCCTTCACCTCAACATCCGTCAGCGCCCTTCCTGTCTGTTTTTCCAGCTCGCGCCGAACCGCATCGGCAACCGGTGCCCAGCTGCCAAGGTCGAACGGGATGGGATCGTTCTCGCCGTGGTCGTGGATGGCGGTCATGCTGCATTGCTCCACAGCTTCTGCGTGGGAGCGACGATGGCGGCGATGCGCTCGTGTTCCTTCACCCTGCCCTGCGCCTCGTTCAAGGCGCGCTCCATTTCTCGGTATTGCTGGACAAGCAATGTTCCTGTTGCGTGGCAGAACGGTATCGTCCGTTTCTTGGTCAGTCCCCGATGGCCCTTGATGAGCAGATCCACCAGCGACTTAGACACACCCATGCGGGCAGCGATTTCGCGATAGGTCAGGCCGCTAAGAGCAACGGATGCGGCGACTGCATCGCGCTCCGAGAAGCACATACGCAACGTGCGCTCATCGGCCATACGGGGCGACGGAACGGTTTCGATTCGGCTTGGTAAAAGGCTATTCATACACTTGTCCACTTTTGTCCACATTGGATTTCAGTCGAAATGAAGGCCCGCAACCGTGAGGCGCGAGCCGTGGAATCAAGCAGCTTTCTTTTTGACGATGGACTCTGGCGCGTAGATGCCGTCCAGCCCGACGATGCCGTCTGTCATGGCGACGATTTCGTTTGCCTTGTTTGCGCGCGGAAACCGGGTGCGCTGCCGCCAGGATCGGATCGTCCAGACGCTCACGCCGAACTTGGCTGCGGCGACGTCTTCGCCGATGGCGCGGATGTAATCAGGAAGGTTCATGCGCACGTATTGTGCGCTTGCGTTTACGGCCTGTCAAGCACAGAATGTGCGCCTATAACGCGCAAACCTGAACAAGTACAATTTGTGCTCCCTGTAAAGAGTTGCGCGCCGTGAGACAGCACCGCCTTATCCTGAAACAACTGTTCGACGCAAGGCCGGAGATCACTCTACCCATCATCGCCGCGCGGATGGGGTGGAAGTCCCCGCGAACCGCCGCGATGAAGTTGGACGGCTCGCGCGGCTGGAAAACAGGGGAGCTTGCCAAAATGTGCGAGATAGTAGGGATAACCATAGTCCAACTGGCCGAGATGTCGGACGACCTGATCGTCACCAAGACCGGTGAAGCTGTCACCGGCGCGCGGATCATTGATGAATTGCCACTTGCCGACCGGTTGGCAGTTATTCAATATCTACTGTCTATCAAGAAGCGCGTAGACGATTGAAATAATCAATCAATGAGCGCACAAATTGTGCTTGACACGCACGGTTTGTGCGCTTAAGCTTTCCCTCAAGGCGCACAGAACGTGCGCGGCAAGCCACCCAGTGGCGCAAGGGAGAGACGAGATGGGCGACCGCGCACTAATCCAGCTAACGAACAAGTCCGGCGAAGTTTCGCCCGTCCTGTACATGCACTGGTCCGGCTCAAGCGTTGCCGCGATCTTGTGCCGCGCACAGGACCAGATGAAGGGCCGCGCTAACGACGTGGACTATGCATTCGCTCGCCTCGTTCAACAGGCCACTGGCCGCGACCTCGGTAACACTGGCTTCGGCGTGTGGAACCAGTCGGAGCGGTTGACCGCCGATGATTCGCATGGCGATGCCGGGTGCTTTGTTGTTGACGTTTCGACCGAGGCATGGGCTGTTGCGCAGGGCGGCGGGTACGGGCTTGGTGACGAGCATTCGTTTCCGGTTACTGGGCTGCAGCAGGTGTCCGCATGAACGCCGCGCAGAAGGTGGATGTGCTGGCGGTGTGCCCGTTCTGTGGTCATGACGATATTCGCCGAGACCGCACGTCACCGAACAACATCGGCCCCATCGTCTATTGCGACCAGTGCGGTGCGGAAGCGCTAAGCGTCGACGCGTGGAACATGCGCACGCCAAGCGCCGCCGTGGCCGAGCTGATCGAGGCGGCAGCGGCAAGGCTCAAAGAAGGCGCAGGCCAGATGACGGAAGCGGAGCATCGCCTAAGCGCCGCCCTCGCCAACGTTGGGAGCGCGTCATGAAATTCGAGATTCGTAATCGCTGGTCCAGCAATGTCCAGTTCACTTGTGAACTAAGCGCGGAAGTCGCCGGGAAATCCTACTCGGCACAACTCGGCTTCGCAGTGAAGGCGGCTCGCGATAGCGGTGCCAACCTGCGCGGTGCCAACCTGCGCGGTGCCAACCTGCGCGATGCCAACCTGAGCGGTGCCAACCTGCGCGGTGCCAACCTGAGCGATGCCAACCTGCGCGGTGCCAACCTGCGCGATGCCAACCTGAGCGGTGCCAACCTGCGCGGTGCCAACCTGCGCGATGCCAACCTGAGCGGTGCCAACCTGAGCGATGCCAACCTGCGCGGTGCCAACCTGAGCGATGCCAACCT